TACAAGTTTCTCTCTAACTTGACCATACTCTAGGTCAATATCAAATTTCTTTCTGTTTTCTACGGATGGTGATAACATATTTAATCTCCTTTATAATTGTAATTAAAGTTAAGAGAGCAATACAATAAAAGTATTCTTCAATCATGCTACCCTCAAGTGCCTTGCTACCCACGATACTTGCAAACACTAACGTAAGCAGGTAAGCTAGGATAGGAATTAAGACTATAGCATTAACTAGCCTCAATGTCAACGATTTCACATACACCTGCAGTACAGGCGAGTTCTTTACTTCCACTTGTCGTGTCCTCCTTTTCAAAGTCTTGCAACCCACTCCAATTTATAGAAGGTGGCATAGCTTTTGTCAAGACATTATATTCTTCTTCTGTAATATCTTGATAAGGTGCTTGTTTATAAGTGTGCTCACTAAAAGGTAGGAAGGATATACCTGATACTTCATCAAAGTTTTCATATACCCATGCTCCTACACTCATCCATTCATGTTCTTTTACAGATACAGTAATAGAGGGTTTATGTTCACACCAATGTCTTTGGTATAGTAACCAAAAGTCTAGTTGCTCTATAGCAGACATAGCAGTTCTAGTAATAGCACCTGTAGGTGACTTCATAGGAAAGCTAAATACAGTTGTGCTATCAGGCTTCATAACATCAGGTTCAGAAGGAATACCTGTATCCTTCATAAACTGTGTAAGTGGGTCTTTATTATCTCCTCTTACAGTTCGTATGTAGTAATCATTATGTCTAGCATGAATACCACTAGCACTATCTACTAATTGTGATACAGTTCCTGATGGTTTAACACAAGTTATGGCAGTAGATTGTGGTATACCTAAATCCTCTGCTATCTTTTTATTTGTTTCTACTGCTACTTTTTTTAATTGCTCAAGTGTGTCAAACAAACCAACTTCGTTAGGAGATAATATAGGACAATCAAGAATACCTGTAAGGGATACCCCCAATAATCTTTCTTCTTCAGTATTATCTTTCCATATCTTACGTAAATATTTAAACTCTGTAAGAGTAGATTGAAACGTGCCAAGTATTGTAGCCAATCTAACTTTTTCTTTTAATGAGTTTAAAGTATCTGTTTCACGTGCTACAACTTCAGTTAAGTTACAGAACTGATAAGGTCGTAGTATTATTTCACTGCATGGGTTACACCCAAAGAAATGATTATCATCTCGTCTACCATTCTCTGCTACTTTATTTTTAGCAGACTTACGATTAAAGATACCACGTTCTCCTGACTTAGATTCATATAATGATGTCCATTCTCGCATGAATGTACCCATCTCAGGCTTACCTTTAAATGCTACAGAGTTATTAGCTAGTGCTCGTTGTCCTTCATTCTCCCACCATTGACCTGACTTTGCGTGTCTCATTTGGTCATCACCTAAGTTAGATAATGATATAAGGGCAGAACGTCTTACTCCACCTACAACTACAACTTCTCCTATCTTACACATAATATCATGGCATTCAACAGGAAACAATCTTCTATTCTTTGCACCTTCAAATTTTTCTATGCAGAAATCAAATAACTCTTCTAGTGGTGCAGGTCCTGATGCCCTACCACCAAAAGTTTTAAGTCTAGCACCTGCAGGTCGTACCTGTGATACATCCCACTTAGGTATCTGTCCTACATATAACATGGCAATTAACTCACGTAATGCTTTACACCAACCTGTTCTGCTATCTGCAACAGTTATGATAGTAGTGCTTTCTTCAAAATGTTCATTAACTATAGGTAGTTTATCTACATTCTCTCTTTCAACAGAGAAGCCTACTCCTGTACCATTCATCAGGATATACATACACTCGTCAAAAGAACGAGGACTATCTACAGGTATATAACTACAATTATATCCTGCTACATGACATCTGTCTAATGCATCTCCTGATGTCATTAATGCTCTCATACTAGGCATTACACCTAATGATATTATAGAATCTTTTAATTTTTGCTTTAATGCTTTAGTTAAAATATAGCCATGTTTTTTTGACAAATAATCTGTCATATAATTAAAGTATCTGTCTACAGTTTCTCCCCAATTTTCTCTTCTATTCTCATCTTCTTTCCATCTTGCATAGCGAGATAAAGCTATAAAGTTTTGATAATCGGTTGGTAAATAGTTTTGCATTTTTTACTCCATTAATACTCTTATATTTTTAATTTTAACACCTTCTAAATCATGAATTAACTCACTAATATAGTCTTCAAAATCTTCAGTTACATCTCCATCAGAAGCTACAGGGTAGTCTTCAGGGTCTACAGTTAGTGTTAGCATAATCTTAACTTTTATCATTTTCAATCACGTCAATTAATTCATTAAGATACCATTGTGCTTTCTTTAAGTCTTCTGCACCATTTTTATATCTATATCTCCATAGATATTTCATTATATTACCTTGTAGATAATATTCAAATCCTGTGTCTGTCATAGCTTTAATAGCTTCAATAGTTTCTATACCTGCCTTATTATAATGAGGTGGATGGTTTATCATATCCATAGTCTGTTTGTGGTCTGATTGTTGTTGTGCCTGTTCCTTTACACCTGTTAAATATTTAGGTTGCTTACCTTCCATTTTTTTATTCATATGCTCCCTCACTTTTTTTATACGTTTTCTTATTGCTTCTCTATACATTCCCATTAGGAACTTCCTTTAGTTTCTGAATCAAAAGACAATACCACAACATTATCGTGCTTGTCAACTACTTTTGCTTTTGGCTTTACTTTAGAACTTTCTTTTTCGTGTTCTTCCATTTTAGTTTCTAAAAATTCTCTAACATATTCATCTTCTTCCAATGCAGGAATAGCACAACATATTACTTTACAGAATGACATTAGTCCATGATAATCATCATCAGTTAAAAAGTTTTTTTCATCAGACATAATTGCTACATTTATTTCCCCTGTCCATCTTTTATTTTTATCTACTGAAGGTCTTACACGTATAATAAAATCTTCTATTTTAGTATTTTTTAAATAGCTTCTCATTTTTTTCTCCTTATTTTAGTACCATTAAATTTTATAAATTTAGGATGTTTGTTTTTTCCTTTTTCGTATAACCAATCTTCAGGTATTATTCTATCGTAATATCTGAATCCATATTTGTTACACCATTCTCCATAAGAAGATTTAGCACCCTTTCTTAATTTGTTTTTGCTATTTGTAAAAATAAATCTTATGTCTAGTTTAGGGTGTTGTTTCTTTATAGCTAAATGTTTTTTTCTGTCGCAAGTTAAGAATCTACCCTTTGTTTCTATAATTATTCCATTATTTAATATAAAGTCAGGGGTATAAGTGCGATAAGATAAATCTTCCCATTCAATTTTGATTGCTTCATAAATATACTTATATTTTAGCTTATCTAAATATAGAGATAAATTATGTTCTAAACCACTCCTATACCCATGCTTTATGGCATCTCTACGTGCTCTATGAGGAGACACTAGAGAAGCCTTCTCCAACCTGAAAAAGGACTAAATTCATAAGAATCATGTGAATAGCCAAGAGCTTTCATCTCTTCTCTAACGGCTTCGTCTGCCATTTTTTTAGCTTCCATAGCCTCTCTTAAACCTTTCGTTTTCATTTCACGATAAGTTTTTTTAGCTTCGGCTAATTCTTTTTCCATATTTTCAATATCCTTTTTAAGGTCTTCTATTTTTTCTGCCATTATTTCTCCTTCCATATTTTTTTAGCTTCTTCTCTTATTCCTGCCCACATCCACGAATCAAGATTAGGGTACACTAAAGAAGCCAACTCATGCTTATCATTACTGATAGACAAAAATTTCTGTATACTCAAGGCAACTTTTACAAGTTGTTTCTTATAAGCAGACAGATTTTTTAGTGTAAACTTTTTATGCTCTTTAGGTGTAGCAAAAAACAAATCTACACTATTATTAGGATATGCCATAGAGTACAGAGCCATTTGTCTTTTTTGTGCCTCTGTAGGTTTTGAAGGCATTCTAGTAGTTGTTTTTAAATCTACTATTGAATCGGTAAATCTAAAATCAATATACCCCATTATAGGCACAGGCATATCATCAATGGGAACTTCTACTTTTTCTTGATAGGAAACAAGATTTTTGTAATTGAAGTTCTCATCAATAATATTACCAAAGTCTTTTAGTAACTTTTTTTCTTTTGCAGTTTTTATATCGCCTAAATCAATATTTGATTCTGCACAAAGCGACATAAACTTTACATCTAAAAGATTGAAATCAAAAAGACCTTTTTCATATTTGTTTGCTAAAACAAACTCCTGTGCAATACCCCTTACTGCACTAGCACCACTTGGCGATTTAATACCAAATAAGTATCTAGTAATCCACATGGGCATATCATTTATATATGTATTTATACTACTAGGGGATAAATAATTTATATTATGAACTTTAAAGGGGTTATTACTTTTCATTTTTATGCCACCTCATCATTATCAATATCAATAAATTCTTCTACAGTTGCTATATCAGAATTATTCATATCTTTTTTGGCATTTAATTCCCATTCGTTCATAATATATACATTATAGTTTTCTATCCAAGAAATAAAGTTAGAAAATAACTCTTGGTCTTTCTCTGAAAGATTAACTGTATTTGTTACATCTAAACTAGCATTAGGAAGATAAAAAGAATTACCATTTGGTAACTTTCTTTCTTCAGTATTTAATGTAATATTATGAGATACAGGAAGTTTCTTCATCTTCGCTAGTTGAGTAAAGGGTATACCCATAGTTTTAAATGCATCTCTATTATCTACTTCCCATATAAAAGGTTTAATATCAATAGTTTCTTTTTCTCCCCTTTCGTTAACTGCATCCACTAATTCCACACAACCAAAAATGACACGCACTCGTTTAATCTGCTTAATTAACTCCTGCTTTTCAACAGGCAAGGACTTAAAATCCTGTATGTAACCTGATGGTTTACCACAGTTAAATCCCCCTTGATTATCTTTTAAGTCAATATTCAGGTTATCTGCCATTATAGTTTTATGGAAGATTCCCAAAGGTTCTCCTGCTTTAGCAGACATATTCTTAACAAACCTTTTATACATAAATCTTTGCATGAAAGGTCTTATTATGGCAGATGTAGAATAGTAACAAGCCTCGTCAGGAATATCTAACTTATAAGTACCCCCTTCAACCACTTCTACATTCACATTCTTGCCTTTAATCTCTGCTTCTCCCATAATAGGTGCATGATTAATTTTAAATCTAGGAAGAGTATTAGTCTTTTTATCTCCCCCTGTTCCTTCTCCTGCTATGCCCATAGCTTTTGCCATAGCAGAATAATTATTTGTATCAATAGTAACTAAATTACTCATATATTTTCTCCTTTCGTAATAAAGTTTATAAGTTTTATCATAAAATAGCTTTTGTGTCAAGCCAATTATCTCCAATTTTTGACTCTAATAAAAGAGGAACATTGAAATCTACGTTAAGCCTTTGATTTATAAGGGTAATTAGATTATTATTTATGTTCTTAATTAGAAATAATATTTGTTTTTCTTCTTCAGGATGAACATCAATAACAATAGAATCATGAACACTATTAACTATACATGACTTTGAATTACTTAATGTCCTATCTAAATGAAGAAGGGTAAGTGGAACAATATCTGCAGTAGCAAAACTCTGCACAGGATAATTCTTTATCTGTGTAAAGTGAGATACAGTTCCATTTCTTTTTCTTTCTACATCAGGAAAAGCAAATTGCCTACCTGAAGGTGTTGTTATCTTACTAGTGGTTAAAACCTCTTTAGCCAATCTGGAATGCCATAACCCAATTTCTTTGTACTTTCTTGTGAAGTGTTTATAATATTCTGCTTCAGCATTCGTTCTCCCAAATCCTGTTGCTCCATAGAGGGGTGCAAAGGTATGAGCTTTCGCCTCTTGCCTAGTCGTTTTCTGACCTGCATCACTAATAACACTAGCAGTATAACTATGCACATCAAATCCATCTTCAATCTCCTTCATTGCTATTTTATCTTGTGAAAGATAAGCTGCAGTTCTAAATTCTAGTTGAGCAAAGTCTGCCTCTATAATCTTACCACCTTTCCAACGAGAAACAAAAACTTTCTTTACAGGAAATGTACCACCTCTAGGCATATTCTGCATATTAGGGTCTGCTCCACTAAATCTGCCTGTTGCAGTTCTATGTTGTAATAGTCTCACGTGTAATCTACCATCTTGTTTTAAATGAGTTTGTATGCCATCAACAAAAGAAGATAGATAAGTATCTAACGCAGATAATCTCTGTAAGTCAAATAAAAAGTTCTCTGCATTAGACATTCCTTTTTTCTTTGCTATATTTTGTAACATACCTAAATTATTTTTATTTACACTAAATCCATTAGCACTTACCCATTTAGAATTAGGTGCATTAAACTTTAACCCTGCTATTTCCTTGTTAGGAATAAAATGATAGCCAATGCCACTACAAGTAGCACACTTGGATTCTCTAGCAAAAGGTGTTCCATTTTTCCTTACCTTTCTTATATACCCTGTACCTAAACAATCTTTACATTGTATACCTTTTGTCTTATATATTATAGTAGAATTAATGTCAACTTCTTTTTTATATTCATTAATATCCATATAAGGAGAAAAGCTATTTGCCCATGTAGATTTATCATTAGGTTTTCTACTATATATAACCCAAGACATCTGTTCAGGACTATTAAGATTAATAGGTGTGTCTCCCATTAAATTTCTAACTTGAGAAGTTAAACGAGTTTCTATTTCTTTTTTCTCCTGTTCAAATTCTATGCGAACATCATTTAAAGAACTTTTATCAACTGCAAATCCTCTCCTATATATTTTAGCTAATACCATAGACACTTCATTAGTTAGTACTATAGTATCAGTAAGAGAGGCATACTCCTCTGTATATAATTTTTTATATATTTTATTTGCTAACTCTTGAGTGGCTTTTAAATCGGCACTTAAATAACTAGACAATTCATCTTTGGGTATTTCATCTACTCCCTTACCTTCTGCAAAATACTTCTTTAATGTATCTTGTTTCTTCGTATCTAGTTCATACCTATCTGCACAAGCCTCTAATGATAGAGGTTTCTTTATTCCTCTTTGTAATACGTATTCTGCTAACATGGTATCAAATATTACACCATCATATTCAAATCCACATTCCCATAACCATACTAAATCATAAGCTATATTATGTCCTATAAGAACTGTAGCACTATCTAATAACTCTTGAATACCTATGACTCCTTCTTCCATGTCATACAAATATTCGTTACCATTATCATCTCTTATGCCTACCATAACTAACTTATTAGTAGGTTCGTATGGGTCAAGATGCATTTTACCATTTCTTTTTGTAACAGTATTTTCTACGTCAATCGTTAATTTCATGCCCTCTCCTTCTATCTATTTTTATGCAGTATATCTTGCAGTTATATAATCAAGTTCACAGTGTACAGTTCCATGCCATCCTGTCAACTTATTTTTAACAACATTTAGATGTCTTTGATTATCTTCTTCATCTTGTCCTTCAACAGGTGGATTCTTAGCTATCAAAATCATTAAGTCTGCCTCTGCTGCTTTTCCTGTTCTACTACCTTCCATCATGGCTTGATTAAGAACTACTTTACCCTCTGCCTCTGCAGATAACTGTGACATATATAATACTGCACAATCATATGCTTTAGCAATTTGCCTAGCATGAATTGCATTAGCTTTTAATGCTTCATCTTGTCTAGCGAATCCTTGTGTAATAGCAAACTTATCTCCCATATCTAACACAACTATATCAGGTTTATATGACTTACAAACAGATTCTACCCAAGCCATATTTTGTCCTGATGCATCTTTTATTTTTATGTTATCAAAGACTGATTTATATTTTGATAATGCTTTCTCTTTATTTTTACTTATATCTGCTATTCTCATTCCTGTGGAAGCAGTTAAGTATCTCATTCCTACTCTATGATAACTCTCTTCATTACAAAGTATAACACACCTTGCACCCTGATGAGCAAATCCATTTGGACTAGCAATCAATGATGCATGAAAAGATGTTTTCCCTGTGTTAGGTCTAGCACCTATCTCAATCAAATGTCCTGCGTTTACTCCTTCAACTTTACGAGTGAGTGATGGTATATTAAATGACCATCTTGCCTCTAGGTTACTTTTAGCTAACAGGGTATCAATCGTAATATCATCCCATTGAACATTTAGATTAGGTGTAAAATCATCTCCATACATCTCTAATATGTTTCTTAGTGGTTCTAATGATGCTTTAGTTCCGTTAACATAATCAAAGCCAAGATTGGCTATATCCTCTCCTACAACTTGTTGAAATAGTTTAGATAAAACCTCTTGTGCTATATCCTTGCCAAGTGTATTTTCTTTTTTTATAGTATGAAATAAAGAAGAGTATGCCTGTTTCTGTGCAGTAGTTAATGATGAATTATTAGCTAGAAATAATGCCTCTATCTCATCAGGTGTAACACTTCTTTCATACTTCTGCATAGCTACATCTAATGCACTCTTAATCTTACGAACATCTTTGCTAAAGAGTCTGTCAGGACATTTAGCACCTCTATGGTCATCATAGAACTCCTTGTCCATCAAACTTCTAATTAATGCTAATTCCATATTAATTCTCCTTTGGGGTTATATTGTTTAAGTTTATAAAATCTGTTTCATCTCTATACTTCAAATCATCTTTGAGTTTTAATACTCTAACATCATCTACATATCCTCTCAACTCTTTTGCAAAGGCTAGTGTCTTGGGCATTGCATCAGGGTCTAAAGCTATTATAGCAGTTGAGAACTGTGATAAGTATTTCTTATGTGATTCACTTAATGATGTGCCCAACACAGCTACCCCAACGTACACATCATTGCCTACCACAGAGGCACTTATACAGTCCTCAACAACTACTGCGACTTTACCATAGCCATAAGCAAAAGGCAAGTCACTTTTTCCATATCGTTTCCACTTTGGCAATCTAAATGTAGTTGAACGACCAACTGCATCTACAATAAAGCCATTGTGTTTGATAGGAAACACAACCCTCTTATCTTTTATATCAAAGTAAAGAGGTATGTTCTTATAATCTAATCCATAATCATATGCGAATCTTTTTACTTCTACCTTATCTGTGTGATATACAACATATTCAGGCATATCAAACTTATCTTGCATTTTTTTAGCACTCTCAAAAGAGGACTTTATATCATCTACAGATAAATGTACACGAGCAGAACCTGAAACTACACAACTAGATTTATAACAATTCCATAATAATTTTCCCATATTGTTAGTGGCAGTAAAAGTTTTATATCCATTACAGGAAGGACAGTTAATTCTTTTACTCTCTCCTATTCCTATATCTAAATCTTTAACATAGTTATAAATATTCATAATAATACCTCACTTATATGTATATAATAGTTTATTTGTTCGGCACGTTATCTGTGCTTATAGCATGGTTTTTACGAACTGTCAAGGCATTTTCTGCACTTGTGTAAGTATTTTTCATATATGGTTTAACACTATTAGGATTTGCATGACCTGTAACAGACATAATTTGACCCATAGATACACCTGCTTCTACCATTTCTGTAGTTCCTGTTCTTCTTAAATCGGCTATTCGTAGCTCATTTCTCAACTCACAGAGCTTAAATACCCTTCTAGCTACCTTTGACAGTCTAGTTAATGAATAAGGCTTATACGAGCCTCTAATAGCCATTGGGTGAGGTGCAACATATTCTTGGAATCCATATTCATTTTTTTGTTGATGCAACATTTCTACTAAATTATCACTAATTGGCAAATGAACTAATGCTCTTCTTTTAGATTGCTCTAAATTAAGAATTTTATTTTCAAAATCTATTGATGAGAACTTTAATAATCTCATATCTCCAACTCTTTGACACCATTCATATGCCATTTGAACAATTAATCCTAGACTCCTGTATTTAAAATCTGCATAACAGAAGTCTAGGAACTTGCAAACTTCATCTTTAGACCAAACGACTTTTCTTGTGTGTGTTGTTTTGCGTTTGAAAGTAGAAAATGGGTTTGTTTCTACATACCCCATTTCCATACCAAAAGAGTAAAGTTTACGAGTTACGGAACACATTTGATTAGCCATATAAATGCCTCTTTTTAACCACATTTCATATGACCTTCGTGCTTTTGAACCTGTAATTTTACTTAATTTTGTCCTTGACAAATCTTTAGAATCAATTTTTGTGTCAAGCATTTTATCTAAAAAGTATTGATAGTCTACTTTAGATTTTTCTGCTAACATATTGAAATCACTAGACTTATAGTATTCATCTACTAATTCTTGTAGTGTCATTTTACTCATCTGAAATCTCCAATAATTCATTTTCTAAAAAAACAGAGGTATAGTTTTTATTATCACTTATGGTATACCAATTTTCCCCACTCCATTTTTTTCTTTTAATTATTTTGCCTTCTCCCATTGAAACAAGACTTCCTTGAATATACTCTGCACCTTGAACTTCAGTTCCTAATTTATATTTATACATTTATATCTCCATTCTACAAAGTTTGTAACCTACCTCTACAAGTTTATCATAGAACATCAAATCTCTTTTATAATGATGAGGTATTTTAGAAAGTCCATAATGTCTTCCTGCTATCATTCCTGCTACTGCACCAACAGTATCAGAATCATGTCCTCTATTTACTGCTTTAATGATGCAATCTTCAAAAGTATTCGTAGTTTCAAATGCCCACCAAGCACACTCATAAGTTTCTTTTACAAATCCACCTGACATTACATCATTTCTATTTATATCTAAATTTAGTTTAAACTCATCATACTTTTTACAGGCATAACCATGATATAATTCTTCTGCTAACATCATAGAATATTGAACACACAATTCACTTCCATGAGTTAATAGTGTTTGTTGTGTAGCTAGTTTAATAGCTTCGTGAGGGTTATTTGCTATCATGATTACAGGTGCAAGTCGCATTAATGCACCATTACCTGATGTTTCTTTTGATGTATTTCCTTTATAAGGTGTTGTTTTATCTTCTAAATATTTTTCCAATGCCATTCTATTAGAATTTCCTATATCAAAACAATAATCTCTAGTGCCAAATTCTCCCTTTTCATACCATTTGCAAAAATTATCCATGATGTCATTCGCATCAAATCCTTTTTTCTCTATTAGAGAAGTAGCCATAGCAAGTGCCATGCTTGTATCGTCTGTCCATTCTCCTTTTGATACATTATGCCACCCACCTTCTGCATATTCAGTCAAATAATTGTCAGGTGGACTAGGTTCTTCAAATTCAAGAGGTGCACCTAAAGAATCTCCAATGGCTAATCCTATGAACATTCCTAATTTATAGTTTAGATACATTTTTCTTCTCCTTTTTTCTGTTGTAAGAACCCTTGCCCTTTTTAGGTGGCACAACATGTGTCTGTGACCTTCTTCTAAAAAGAGCCAATGCTCTAGCTATTGGATTTATTCTTCTTATCATTCTTAAACCTGTAACTTCTCCATCTGTTCATATGATTATGTTCACATTTAGGAAGTTCTAGACTAAATATTTCTGATAATAAATACTCAAATCCACCCATAGCACATAGTTGCTCATATCGTATAGGACAAGTATCCATAACATCATTATTTAATTCTTTTAATTGATTCATATTCTCAATTATTCTTTCTTTTTGCTCGTCAGTTATTTTTATATTCATAGTTGTTCTCCTTTCATCCATGTTGGTTTATCTGTATACTTGTATCTCGCAAACCTAGATTTGTCAACAATATAAAACTTTCTATATGCCTCAATAGGATAGAACTCATCTGTCTTGAGGTCATCATGTCCACTAAAACATTGTGGGTGTGGTGTCATCTTACCTTCAGGTAAAAACTTTTTGCCTACCCATAAAGGTATCTGATGTATGTTTGCACCATGATATTTGTCATACCTGTCTGTATATTCATCTAACATAGCACTATATAATTTGTAAGCAAAAACATAGTTCTCTTTATTTTCCATTGCCCATAATGTGCATGGGTGTTTCTGATGCACAGGTTTATATAAGTTATTATCCTTTGCATAGTCAGGTGCATGATACCACAATGTCGTGCATAGCATCTGTGCCTCTTCTAATGGCATCTTAACTATGTGTTGGTCGCATAAAGATGATGCAATCTCATGTGGTGTTTTTTCTATAATAAATCTATTCATAATTACTCCTAATAAGTTTGGTTAATTATAGTGAAGAAGATTGCTAGTGCAAAAAACACTAGCATAATCTTATCGTAATCATCAGGTCGCATTACGAAACCACAATGGCTATGTATATACATAGTCCAATGATTATTAACTTACCATAGTCTAAATCAAAAGGTGTTCCCTCTCCATATTTATCTTGATGTAAGTTAAACATTTCAATTATTTTATGTATCATTTTTTACTCCTTTCTTTATTTTTTCTAGTTCAATTCGTTCTAGAATGTTTCTTTGTAGCATATACTCTGCAACCTTAACTACATATTCAAGGTGTTCTTGAAATTCACTACTCTGTAAATATTCTTTTACCTCGTGCTTAATTAATTTCTGCAAAGCATCTGCTACTTCCTTATTTAGTTGATGCACTCTCATTAGCATCTCCTATAAATAAAAAGCCACCATCATTACCCTCAGGGTCACGACTAACTTCTATTTTA